GACAGGGGCACACACGGTCGGGTAGATCCGGTCGCCCGCGGCGGTGGCGTAGCAGGAGACCGTGTTGTTCGGCCAGACCTCGATGACGGACCCGTCTGTCTTGTTGTTGGACAGTGGGAACGGGAACGCGGTGCGGGCCTTGACCTTCACACTGTCGGGGAGTTTCGCGAGGGGGAAGTTCTCGTTGATCTTCCCTGGGCCTCCGGCGATGTACCACCCGTCGCCGGACTTCCTGCGCACGTACACCATCCCGTACATGACCCTGTACTGGAAGAAGCCCGCACCGTTCAGCCCCGTGGGGATCTCCCGCCACCCGGTGTCCTTCGGCTGGGCCGCTGCGGTCGCCTTCTGGAGGGCGTCCGTGGCCTTCGTCTTGGCGTCGGCGACGTCGGCCTTGGACCCGTAGGCTGCGGCGACCTCGGCCTTCGTCGGGTAGTTGGACAGGTCAACGTTCCCGCCACCGCCGCCGGTGTTGGGGCGGTGAACGCGGGAGGCCAGGAGGCCACCGTCGTAAGGCGCGCCGGGGAGAACCGTGTTGAGGTCGATCGTCTTCCCCTGCTCGGCGCGCAGGTAGCCGATCTCGATCAGGCCTGGCCCGTAGACGAGGACCTGGTACTGGAACCTGTCCGGGGCGTTCACCCCGGGGCCGGGGGCGACCACGTCCACCGCCGACCCGTCGAGGGGGACGATGTTGCCCTGGTCGTCGGTCGCGAACTGGACGTCAGCGGGCGAGACCCCCGCCTTCGCGACGCCCTGCGTGATGATGGGGCGGGCGTAGAGCTTCAAGCGGGGGACGCCCCCCGCGGGGGTGACGATCTGCCCGGTGAGTCGGCAGTACGGAGCCTGCGGGTCAGCCATCACTCACCGTCCTTCGTCTCAGTGGGCTTGCGGAGCTCCTCCACCATGGACTCGGCGATGACAGCCCGCTGGATGGCGGACGCCAACTCGGCGGACAGCCTGGTGATAACGGCCTGGGCGTCGAGCTGAATCTCAGGGGCGCCCTCATTGGTTCCAGCCATTCATTACCCTTTCGTAGTCGTGGTCGGAGATATTGTACTTGCCGTCAACGATTTCGAGTTGGTCGAGCTGGCTCGCCCACGGCGTTCCTAGGAGGTCAATGTTATTCGCCGTGCTCCACAGGGGATCAGCCGGAGCCTCGTACGACTCACCCAGGTGGTCTTTGCGTTGGTCAAAGTCGTAGGTAGCACGGGTGCCCTTGACGAGGACACTGACGACGTCGCCGGGCGTCCCTTCGAGCTCAACGTACCAGGGGTCGGAGGAGATGTCGTACTTGTCTCTGACGAGCCGTGACCGTACAGGGTTCCACGCCGAGGCGATCGCCGCCCAGGGACCCATGTCGGAGGCCAGGGCGGGCACGTACTCGGGGAGGACGTACTTGCCTTTCCCGTCCGCGTCGAGGAGGATCTGCGCCCAGTACTCGACACCGGCCCAGGGGGACTCGGTGCAGATGTGATTCAGGAGTTTGCCCTCCATGCGGCCGCCCGGCTCGGTGTACCCGGGGAGAGGGGAGCGGAATTTCTTGTTCCACGGCCTTATCACGACCCCCCGGTCGTTCACGTAGATGTAGTGCTGGTTGTCCCAGAAGAGGCCGATGTTGTCCTTCTGGACGTGGAGGCCGTTGTTTCTGTTCCCTGTGGTGAGGTGGGCGTAGTCCGCTTCGATGCCGAGTCTGCGCAGCCTGTTCACGTATACGCCGAACGTGCCGCCGTCGGCGATGGGTCTCCCGTTTATGTGGGTGAACCTCTGGAATACGAGCCGGTCATCGGCTTTGCCGAGCCTCACCTCGAAGAATCTGTCGAGGAGGTGTATGTGAGCCTCATTGAACTTGACGGCGAACGTGCGTGGGGTGAGGTTGAGGAACACCTGCCCGTAGTTGAGTCCGGCGTCGGCGTAGAGGCCGTTCGTGGATAGGGTGAGCCTGGGGGCGTAGGTGCCGTTGACGCGGGGCGCCTGTATCAGGATCTCGGGCAGGTACCCGGTCGCCTTCGTCTCACGGATCGCAATGATCCCACTGTTCAGGTAGTTGCGCTGCTTCGAGGCCATGAGGACCCCGCAGCCCCACTTGTCCTTGTTGCTGTCGTACTCACTGCCGTTGAACTTGATGTCCCCGAAGTACGAGTAGGACCACGTGTCCTCGTTGCCGACGTTGCCGCGCAGGTAGACGTCGCCGGACCGGGGGTTCATGCGGAAGGTGACGCGGCCGTCCTGCTTGGCGAGCAGCCCGTCGGGGGTCATGGCGAGGAACGTGAATTGGTCCTTGCTGGTCTGGAAGCGGGCGCCGGTGATGACCTGCCCGTCGATGGCCCCGGCCTGGATGTTCTCGGCGGTGATGGCGTTGGCGTCGATCATGCCGGCCTTGATCTTGACGAACTCGGCGTCGTGGGAGTGGACGATCTTCGCCCAGATCTCCTGTGCGACGGCCTTCTTGAAGTTCGCTTCCCCGGATACGACGAGCTGCTCGGTCTTGAGTTCGAGGAACTGTCCGGTGGCGGCGGCGATCTTCCTGGCTGCGAGCTCGTTGATGGTGGCGGCACCGGCGGTGAGCTTGCCGACGTCGAGGTTGCTGACGACGGCGGAGGAGACCTGGACTTTCTCCCAGTCCTCACCGTTCCACTTCCATTCGGCGACGATGACCTTGTCTCCGGGCCGTTGGACGCGGCACGTGTCACCGATCGCGGCCCCTTTGAAGAAGGGCTTAGTGTCCTCCCCGCCGGTGATGTAGTAGATCTCCCCGAACTGTCCGTGCATGCGGGAGAGCGCGGATTCGATTGTCTTGCCGGTCAGGTCGGAGACGATCTTCTGGTAGTCGTCGGTGACCTCTTCCCAGACTGCTCCCTTGTAGGAGTAGACGATGGTGGAGCCGGGGGCGTCTTTCGTGTTCGATGGGGAGGAGTGTCCGGGCAGGGCGAACCCTGGGACGGTCGCGTACTGGCCGCCCTTTGTGCGTTCGTCCTCTTGTGGGTTCTGTCCGGTGGGGTACGCCATGGGGTTACTTCGCTTTGATGAGTGCGGTCAGGACGACGTAGGGCTGCATGATGCTGTGGGCGATGTTGCCGCCGACGTCCCTGGTGACGAGCTGGCCTTCGGAGCCTTCGGCTTGGCGGGCGAGGAGTTTCCATGCGTCGCCTCCGGAGACGTTGGTTCCCCAGATGCCGATGGTTTCCCAGCCGCCTGCGTTAGCGGCGACGGGGTGGTTGTGGGAGGGGATCTCGTCCACTGTGAGGAGGTGGGTTTCTTCGCCGCCCATCTTCCCGGCGGTGTAGCTGCCGCCGGCGCCGACGGGGACGCGCTTCTCCATGTTGGGGAGGGCGAAGAAGTCGTTGTCGCCGGGGCCGAACCGTGTGCCGCAGATCTCCGCGAGCTTCGGGTAGAGCTTCTTGGAGACGTTGGAGCCGTCGCAGAACAGCCAGACGTCCTGGTCGGGGGAGGAGTCGCCGGTGTAGAAGAAGACGGTGCCGATGGGGATCTTCTCCATCATATGGATGAATTTCATGGCGTCCTGGTACTTCTGCTCCAGGTCGGTGATGCGCGCGGCGGTGGCGGCGAGGGTCTGCTCGACTGCTTTCTGGGCGTCGATGACAGCCTGCTGGGCGGCCTTGGTGGCGGCCTCGGCGGCTTTGGTGGCGGCGTCGGAGTTGGCGTCCGCGTTGATGATGCCCTGCTCGATGTGGTTGAGGTCGGCCGCCATGAGGCGGGTCTCCTGGGGCCCGTACCCGTCCCGCCAGACCTTCTTGGGCTGGTAGCCTGCCATCCGTCACCCTCCTGCTTTCTTCCTGAGTACGAATATTCTACCGTCTGGTGCGACCCACATGCTGGAGCCCTCTTTGCCGTCGTCCGGCGGGGTTGGGCCGCTGGTGACGAGGCTGGTTGCGACGGTGGCCATGGCCCCGGTTAGTTGCTTGACTTGTTTGAGGGCCTCTTCGCGGGCTTTCTGGATGAGGACCTCGGACTTGGCCAAGTGCTCTTTGATCTGCTTGTCGATGGCGTCCGTGTCGATGAGGGACTCGAGCTTGATGGTAGCCGTCTTGCCCCAGTCGGACTTGTTGCCGGACCGGTCAACGGTGCGCAGGCACACCTCCCACTCCCGGATTTCGAGGCCAGCAATGGCCGTGCGCACGAGGGGCGTGGGGAGCGACTGGAGCGGGGACGGGGGGCGTCCGGGCTGCTGGACGGAGATCTCCAGGGCCGCATAGTCCAGGGGCATGGACTCCCCGCGGCTGCCCTTCTCGTCCCACATGACGTTCAGGATGCCGAGGTTCTGCGATAGGGTCGGCGCGGACGGCGTCGGCGGCGGCGTCAGGTCAGACGCGATGTCTAGGAAGAAGAAGTCCGAGTAGTCCCCGGGGACCCCCTCACTGGAGATAGCGCGGACGGCGAAGGAGTAGCGGGTGCCGCACTGGATGCCGTAGATGTCGCCGGAGTTCGACTTGGTGCGGGCGATCCCCCACGTGGAGGTGTCCGCCCCCTTGCCGTAGAGGATCTCGTAGGCGGTGATGTTGATGGCGGCGCCGTGGGTATCGAGGGACACGGGCGCCCAGGTGAGGGAGGCGATGCCGGTCGGGTACCCGGCGTCGTTGAGGACGGCCGTCGAGTTACCTGCGAGCTGGCCGACCTGGGCCGGCTTCCGCTGCCTCCGATTGTCGGAGGGGCGGACCGTGCTCCCGGCCTGGGCGGCGCCGCCGACGACGCCCTTCTGCCTGCGTTGGAGGCGGGCGATCGTCGAGTCGATGATCGTCCCGAACGTCGTGTGCCCCTCGATCGTCCCGTCGGACTTGCGGGTGACGGAGATCTGGGTGACCTGGAGCTTCTCCATGCCGCCGGCGCGTTCGACACTGAGCCAGTCCCCAGGGACGTAGTCCCTCCAGGGAAGGAGCCTGGAGGTGTACACGCTCCAGGAGCGGGTGATCTGCTCCGACGGCGTGGTCCCGGCCTTGAGGGTCGGCTGGGACAGGAGGCGTGCGGTGCCCTCCAGGGAGATACCGCCAGCCTCGACGACCTTCTCGATACGACGCAGGTCCTTGGGGGCCTGATCGTTGTGGAACCGCCACGTGTTACCCTGCTCGCCCTTGACGAGGACGTCGGTGACCATGTCGGTCCACGCGAACTTCTCCGGAGCGGCCGTGGTGTCACGGTGGAGGAACCACTTGCTGCGCTTGGACTGGTCCCGGGAGAGAACACCTTCGGCGTTGTAGACGCGCATGATGCGGCCGTCCCACATGACGTCGATGATGCCGAGGTTGATGAGGGTCTCGACGACCTGGTTCAGGTTGATGAACTTGTCGAAGGCGAGGGTGACGACGTTGAGCCAGGGCATGCCTGCGGCGTCCACGTCGGGCGTGCAGTCGAGGGTGAGACCTTCACCCCAGCCCCGGTTGACGGCGGCGTCCCAGAGGGTACGCAGGATCACGCCGGGGTTGACGGCGGTGAACTGGTACTTGCCGTCCTTGTCCGCGGCGTTGGCGGGGACGTCCCAGACGAGGGCCTCTTTGAGGCGGCTGGAGACGTGCACGAGGGTCAGTGACTGTCCCTTGGTGCCGTCGTTCTTGAGGTCCGTCTGGGATTGGAGGGACATGACGCGGGCGCCGGGTATCTCCACCCAGGTCTCCCCGGTGAAGGACATCTCGATCCCGATCTCGACTTCCTTCGCGAGGAGGGAGGATTGGGGGGCGAGGTCTCCGATGGGGTAGGACATGGAGACGGTGGGCGTCTTGTTCTTGGGGACAGTGACGGAGATGTCGGTGACGTCGGGGAGGACGGTGAGGCGTTCGCCGCCGATCTTGTAGGCGACGGCGCGTAGGCCGACGCGGTCTCCGTCTGGGTCCTCTCCGATGGTGGGGAGGTCGTCGGGCCAGTCGATGTTGGGGATGATCGGCAGCGGGTACAGGGGTTCGGGTCCCGGCGCGTTGGGTACGACGGGTGGGGCGGGTTTCTCTTCGCCGCGGTAGGAGAAGAGGCGGACCTCGTTGATGATGAGGGGGGCGGAGACGGAGGGGGATCGGTTGAGGATGGCGACCCAGACCCGGTTCTGCCCCTTCTTGTAGGAAACCTCAAATGGGACTTCGATCATCACCTCCTTCTTCCCGGCGCCGACGGGGGCGAGCTGCGTCTTCTTCGGCCAGTGCAGGCCGGTACGCTGCAACCCGATAGCCGGGGGCCCCTGCCTCCATCCGAGACTGACCCAGGCGGGGACGTCACCCAGGTTCGTGATCATCAGGGTCGCCCGGTAGTTCCCCTCGGGGATGTCGTAGGGGCCGACCGTGACGAGCATGTCGTTGTTGTCGCCGGCGACACCGCGATAGCGGAGGCCCGACTCGACGAGCCTCCACCCTTTGCCGAACTGGACAGCCCTGCGCCACTCCTTCTTGATCAGCTCAGGCATGTCAGAAGCTCCTCGACGCTCTCAGCCCGACATAGCCGCCAGACCGTTTGACGGCGTACGCGCCAGCCGGGTCTGGCCAGATGGCGAAGCCCCGGGGAGAGAGGTCGAGCCCCTTGGAAGCGTCATCCCCGGGCTCGTCCCACCCGCCAGGGGCGACAAACCTGGCCGTCACGGCGGCGCAGTCGATGCGGACGTTCTTGTTCTCCGGGACGGTGCCGGACCAGGAGATCCACGACCCAGACACGACATCGGTGACCTTCAGGACCGTACCCGTGTAGGCAGTCGCAAGGAGGACGGCGTCGGTGATGGGCCTGCTTCCCCCGTCGATCGGAGTGAGCAGGTTGGAGTCCATCGTCTTGACGGCGGCGTCCTTCCAGATCCCGGAGAGGGACTCGAAGATGACGGCGGTCTCGTAAATGAGGCCCCCGTAGTGGAAGGAGGGGTCGCTGATGCCGGAGACACGGACCTTGGTGGTGCGCTCGGTCATGCCCTCCGGCTTGTAGCCGAGGGTCATGAGCGTGGGCGAATGCAGGATCGTCATGAGAGCCTGCCAGTTGTCCTCCAGGGCTGCCCTCCCGCCCCCCAGGACCCCGTCATGGGCGTCCGTGACCATGAGGGAGACCGTCACCTTGAAAGTCCCCCAGGAGGCCGTAGAAGCGGGCAGGACGCCGTTCCGCAGCGGCACCTCCACGGACGCGTTCCTGGGTGCGGCGACGCCGGGGACGTGAGTCCCCTTCATGACGAACCAACGGCCCTTGGCGTCCTCAAGATCAACACCGTTGAGCGTGTACTCGGATGCCACGCTTCCCCCTCATTCTCAGATGGCGCCGGCCAGCCGGATCCCCTCGGCCACCTCGTCACGCTCCTCGGCCTCTTCCTTGGCCACAGGATAGTGGTTGACGATGTTCACCTGCTTCCACTCGGGCGCGTCGAACTCGGGGCTGTTGAGCCACGCGTCGTTCAGGGAGGCGGCCTCGGCGCGCATAGTCTGACGCAGCTTCGAGAAGTCCGGGGCCACGTCCATGTTGGTGGTCAGTCCGTTCAGGCTCTTCCGTACGTCATCGTAGGAGGACTCCATGCCGTTGATGAAACCCTGGATGACGAGGACACCGGCCCCGTAGAGGATGCGGCGGTCCTTCGGGGCGGGTCCTTTCCAGCTCGGGAGCATGTTCGTGAGGGAACCCAGCCACGACTTCACGTTGTCGTACATGGACTTGATGCCGTTGATGAAACCCTGGATGAGGTTCACGCCGGCCTGATAGAGGATGTTTCCGACGTTCCGGAAGACGTTCACTGCCGCGTCGAAGACCCGGCGGGCAGCATCGGCGACCCAGCCCACGGCCCCGTGGAAAGCGTTCGCGATGGCTCGGCACGCCTCAGACGCGAAGTTCCGAAGGGGCTCGGGGAGCGACTGCCAGACCTGTACGACAGCGTCCTTGATCGTCTGCCAGGCGCCCGAGATGAGGCTCACTGCACCGTGGAAGATGCTGACCACCGTATCCACAATGAGGCGCCCCGTCTGGGCCATGGCGGGCCCCATCATACTGAAGGTGCGCCCAACACCATCGACGATCTGGGTGGCGATTTCAAGGAGGCGGACGTGGGCGTCGAGGAAGTGGCGGCCCATGTCCGCGAGGCCGCGCTGCACCGGCTCCGGGAGAAGACGGATGAACCCGTTGAAGATGCCCGCAGCGGTACTGCGGAACGTCTGGGCCAGGCCGCAGAAGCCGTCCCACGCCAACTGGGCGTTCTGGGTGATCTCCTCCCAGATGTTCGAGAAGAGCTCCTTGACACCCGACCAGGCCATGGACCAGTCACCGGTCATGAGACCGGTGAGAATCTTGAAGACCGACCCCAGGTTCGTCAGCCCGAAGGATAGAATGTTCCCCATGATGCCCCAGAAGGCATTCCACGCATCACTGAGGCCGGACCAGATTCCGTTCCAGTACGCCGCGAACCCGTCCCAGAACTGCATGATCCTGTCGAAGACCGGCTTGCCAACCTGCTCCCAGTACATCTGGACGTTCGTCCACAGGTAGTTCCAGGCGGGGAGGAACTCGCCGTTCCACCAGTCGAGGAGCACCTGGAACTGGCTGGCGATCCACTCGCCGATCCCGACCATGGTGTTCCGGAATCCTTCGCTGGTGTTCCACAGGTAAAGGAACCCGGCCGCGAGGGCGGCGATGGCGACGACAGCAACAGCGACCCATCCGGCCGACCCACCAAGAACAGCGGCGATCCCCTCAAGAGCCGTGACGATCTCAGAGACGATGCTCATACCCTTGAAGGCTGCGGCGGCAGCGCCCACATCTCCAACAGACACACCAAGACA